AAAATTCCAATTCTTTTTATTAGAATGCGATACTTGCCCGTAATCGACTAATGGATAAAAATACCCCATACCGCTTGCCGTTGTCCCCGATGCTTGTTCCCACGAATTAACAATGTTATTGTAACTCCAAGCGTGGTCGTATTGAGAAAAATCTAAATTTTCAAGCTTCTTTATTCCTAATGCATTGACAAAGCCACCCAATTCGCCAAATACAACACATTCGTATTCTATTGTACCGCGGTCGATTGTTATTTCTAATAGGCGGATAACACCTTTGAAGATTTGTATTTTATCTACATAAATAACACACTTTGCTGATTTGAATGCGTTAAAGTTGTAACCCACATTATCTTCGAGAGGGTTATAGAAATTGGCGTTGTTAAAGTCGAATATGTGACCAAATAGTTTGTTGTTGACTGCATTTCCGGGCAGAATAATTGTTTTTGAAAAATTAGTATTGCGCGAAGCAAAATCAGTAACATCATCTATTGCATACGTGAACTCGGAAGATAAATCTTCGCTTAAATCTAACCTATTATCTTCTATAAAAATTTCGGTATTTATCATCGATATTGTGAATTGATTTGATAAGCTACGTCGATATCTAATTCTAAATTAAAGGTCTTATCCGCAAAGCGTTTCTTTTCTTGCCAGCTTGTTGTTGAAATATTAACAGGCACGTATTGGCTACCTCTTTGCAAATAAACTTCGGGCGAAGCAATTAACTCTTTCAGCCAGTTGTAATCTGTAAAGTTTACCCAATCGCTGATTAACTTATAGGTTAACTTTTGTTTTGTTGTGAAAGGAATAGAACCACCATATAAACGCCCATACGCATCGACCATATCCATTGCCGTTGTTGCACTTTCGTATTCGTATTGTAAACGCTCGAAAGATTGACGCTCAATGCTTCGGCTTTGCCTATTCACTAATGTAAAATGAAATGTTTCATACCCGCCAACGGAATTAAGAAAATGCAAAGGGATAACATCATATTGCGTACACGAAAGATTAACACGGATAACATCGGTTTGCACACCCGCAATCTTTGCTTTTACGTCATAGTAAGTCGTGGCTTCGCCTATAATTTCACTACCCAAATAATTATTTATCGCTAAAGGCGAAATATCAATTAATGCATAATCTTTCCACGATTGTGTTGCGCCCGTATAGTTTGTCGAAGTTGCACCATTTACGCGTGTGATATCTAAGGAAATGTTCTTGCTTGTGTTTTCTGTATCACTCAAAAATGAGGTGTAAAGTTTTCCTGTACCTAAAAGGCTTTTAGGAAACTGAACTTGCGTTTTATCTCTATTGGTTAAATAAAAACCAGCGTAAGCCGTATCGTATTTTGTAGGGGTTAAAAAAGCATCCGACGTTGGGTTGTATAAATAATCTTGCACATAGTTGTAAGCGGTTGCGGATTGCGTTTGTAGGTTAGTGTACGTTGTGCCACCATATTCTTCGCCAAACTTAACTTGATAGGAAACGTAAATATCCGAACCCGTATAAGCAAACGCTGTTGAACCTGTTGGCTTAAAATAAGAGTTCCAATAATCACGCACAATCGGTGCTACATTAAATATTCCTTTTTCGCTTGCTGGTTGTGGGAATGACTTTAATCTTGCTACCAAATTACTATTCACGTAAATATCGCATACGTATTTGAAATTCGTTTGTGCCGTGTTTGTTGAAGTCACTACAAAGTATAACGCCCCGTGAAGCGAACTATACGATACGGGCGAACTATTGATTGTTATTGCCATCTTGTCTAATTAAAATTCTTATATCTTGTCCTAATATTTTACTTACTGCCGATGTGAAGTCATCCCCGAATATTGAATTAACTGCGTTATCAAAATATCCTGTCTTTCTCAATCCTTTCTTTTTTATCCCTCTCGCTACCGCGTAAGCTAAACTTTTTTGATTTTTAGATTGGCTTACCATTGTAGATAGCGATTGTCGTTTGGCTTGTCTTTTGGTTAATGCCACGTCGCCACGAACGTTATTCCTCTTTATCCAAGAAAGAATATTTGCTTGCATAGCTTTTCCCACGCCTAACGTCTTAAACGAATACGGCGAATTTGGTGTACCTGACTTAACACCTTTAACCCCTTTATTTACGAAGTCGTAGTATTTAGCAGCCTTAGAGCCAGCAGGGTAACCCATCGAAATTGAATACGTACCACCTTGCTTGATTAAATCGCCCGCACTAATATCGTCACTCAAAGCACCTGTATCGCTTATGCCTAAAACCTCAATATTCTCTTTTACTTTAAGAACAAAGTTAGCGGCTGAAGCAATTAGCAATCTTTCTAAAAAGGGCAACTCATTCAAATCGGTTTTCGTTGCACCTAATCGATTAAGCAATCCCTCGTCTAAAAGTTCGGCTTGTAATTGTTTAATACTTTTTGCCATACACTTTCTTTAATTGCTCGGCTTCATATTCGCCTTTCGCTTTAAGGTAAGCAAGGTCATTAAGGTATTGAAGTGTAGGGATTTCATATGTTTGTTCCAGCGTGACCTTTTCGAGTGCAGCAACCAGCTCGGTTTGGTATATCCATCCATAGTATCGCATAAAGTTTGATACACCGCCTCGGCTTGATAACGGCTCATCTTCTTCGACATTTCCGCTATCAAATAATCCTTCGAACTCTTTATCCAATTTCTGTATACTTGATAAAAAAAAACCACGCTTCCGAGAATTGCCGTGATAGGTGCTTCGAGCATATCCTGCGCATAATCTTCGTGCCTGCTTGCATCGTACTTATCTAACTTCCACCCGAACAAAGTTTTCTTCATCGGCATAACCATACAGGCAGCAATCTTGTGCAGGTTTCCGTTTACATCTTGGCTGAAGTGCTTTGTTTCGATATAACGTGCCGCTGGTATCTTGCGCACGTCATAAATGCACTTATATTTTCTGCCGTTTATCTTTATGTAAGATTGGGGTTCGGGTTTGATTTCCTCGTGGATGAACTGAATAGATTTGAGTAAAGGGTTCAAATCTTCGATTGGCAAGCTATCAATCTCGTTCTCGGTCATACGAGTACAAATCGCTGCCGACTGAATTGCAAGGTCTAACTCATTTAATTCCTTAGATTTAAGGAACAAGTCGTTAAGTTGCTGCCATTGAAATACGGATATGTCTTTCCAATTCATATCCATAAATAGAGAAAAGCCTATCAGTTGTAAAGGATTGCTTGACTACTCAGGCGAAGGAATATTTTCCCTGCCCTGTGTTTCGGGTGTAGTGATGCCAAGCCAATGCCAGAGCCATTACGCAATCATCGTGAAAGCCTTGCGGTGCTGAATACCGAACCCCCGTTGCGGTGTATTGATACTCGAATATTTCAAGTTCTTGGGTTATATGCCCTTCGGGAAAGGTTATCTTTCTTTGTTGGATAGCCGATGCCAAACCTTCCATAAGTTGCTGCTTTGAGGTTGAGGTAAACTTAAACCCACTTACAGGCAAGCCTTCTCTTTGTAAATCTTCGAATATCGGGTCGCCTGCTCCTGTTGAATCGATTAACGTAGGCACTTTGGGTAGGTTGCCGATAACTTGCTTTGTCTGCCGCCAATCCTTTTGAAATCTGTCAAAATAGCTAACTGAGCCGTTCTTATCCAATCCTACGATAACGGTATAGTCAACTGACTTCGCCAAATCGATACCAAACGCAATAGGAGGCTCGTGGCTGGCTTCAAACGTACATTGCTTGATATACATACTCCCGAACGGATTAGAGGCATTTTCGGCAGGATTAGCCATATATTCCTGTTCGAATACGACTTCGGGTAGCTGAAGCCTTGCATCATCAATCTCTGTCTTGTCTATGTGTGGATTGTCGTAGGTCGTAAACTTGAAGGATTGCCAATCTTGCTCGCCACCTTTTAGGAATAAGGAATAAAAGTAGTTCTTGCCTTTAGGGGTTGAAATAAATAAGGCTCGCCCTTTGTAATCGGTTAAGGTAGGTCGAATAGAATTAAGCCAGCCGTTTTCAAGGTCAGGGATAAACGAGGCTTCATCAATAACCCCGAAGTGAAACTTGCGACCTCGTAGGTTATCTAAGCGTTCGCCTGTAAAGAAATACACCGCACCGCCATTTGGGAACTTGATAGATAGTTCCGACTTGTTAGCTTCAAAAGGTATGGCTTTGGTTAATTGGTCAAAAAATACTCGAGCAAGATTATAGGTAGGAGTAACGTAAAATACCTGCTTGCCTTGTAAGGCATTAACTATTATTTCTATTTGAGAAAGTTCCGACTTACCGAACCTTCGCCCCGCCATAACCACTCTAAACCTTGCTAAACTATCAAGGATTGCTTGTTGGTTTGTATGTGGTGTGGGCAGTTCAATCCTCATAGAATTGTTTTGCCATTTACAAATACTACCTCAATCCTGCTATCGCTTTGCACTTGTTGCGTTTCTTTTGGCTTTCCGTAAACCCTTGTTAATAAAGTTTCTACCGAATATAAAGAACCTTTCTCTAAACTCTTACGCATCGCATTGGCAATTGTCTTTTCCAAGATTGTAGCCTTTGGATTATCCCAAACCTCTTTCAATTCATCCACACCCATTTGCAGCATTACTTGAATAGTATCATTAATCTCTGATAGCTTGTAACCTTGCTCTCTAAGTAGCGTTACATACTTCTTAGGTCTGCCATTTGGGTTTGCCACTTCCCCTTTCTTAAAGGGTTTTAAGTTTTGTTCGTTTGCCATTTCTCTCTATTACTTCACTATTTCCGTGCCACAATTCGGACACAAATTAACTTCTGTCTTTGTATTGTCTTTTTGTTTTATATCTTCATCTAAATCGAGTATATCTAATCCCCAATCTTCGAGTTCTTGCGGAAACCAATTGTTAGCCAGGTCGTTCCAATCCCATTCTCCATAACCTACATTGTCCTTGATGATAAATTCCTTTTGTTGTTCTTCGGTTAGGTTTGATGCTTTAATGATAGGTATCTCTTTCAAGCCTGCTTCTTGGCAAGCCTTTAACCTCATATTACCACCCAACACAATCATATCATCATTGACTACTATCGGTCTAATCTCAAGCATCTGTGGAAACCCTTGGATTGACTTTACCAATTTTTGGAACTTATCATCCTTTATTATTCTCGGATTGTTAGGGTTCGTACGAACCTTGTTTATGTTTACTAACTCTGCTTTCATAGAATAACGTAATTATTTGTAGATTGATATTTGGCAGTTTCTTGCGCCCATAGTTTATCGCACTTGCTTAACCCTTCATCTTTCATCCTTCGGTAAGGTGTGTCTTGCCCTACATCGTGTCCTATATGCTCCGACCTCATACCGCCTAAATAATAATTCAAGTGTCCTGTTTGTGTTAATCTAAAGCAATAGTCGCTATCCTGCATTCCATATGGATCATACACCTCATTAAACTTTCCTATCGTTTCAATTGCTTTCATCGGTATTAACACATTGCCAAATACCATATTGCTAATATGTATTGGGATATCGTTTACATAGCTTCTATCTTGCAAACCCTCTACGCAATGTATCCCACAAGTTCCCGTATTAGGAATAGCATAAGCCGCCTCTACCATTCTGGATAACCAATCATCGGGCATCAAAATATCGTTTGCCATTACTACAACCGCATCGTATTGATAACTCCTACTGATTCCATAGTTGATGGCTCTTGCTATGCCTTTCATCTCAACCTCAACAAAGTCAAAATGAAACCCTGCATTAGAGAAGTTTACATTCTTAACCCTTTGGGTGTGTTCCTTTCTTTCGTAGTTTAGTAAAATTACATTAACGAGCATTGCTTCCTATTTCTTTTACAGGCACTCCTGCGTATTTATAGTGAGGTCTTAAAATAGATTTCTTTCCTACGAATGCCGATGCGCCAATCATACACCCTTCGGGTATTCTTACCTTTTGATGTAACACCGCATTCATTCCTAAGTTGCAATTCTTTTCGATTATTGCTAACCCACCGACTTTAGCACCAGCACTCAATGTAACATTCTCGGCTAAGATAGCATCGTGCGCAACGTAAACGTGCTTCATTAGGTAACAACCCTTTCCGATAATCGTTCTTCTTTGCGTGCCACTATCCACCGTAACAAAACCCGTTAACCTTGACCCCGACATTATTGTTACTAACCCCTCGCAATCTTCGTACCCTTTCCATTCTGGAGGCGCACCTATTACACAATATGCACCGATATAAACATTGGGTTCGATAATCACATTTGGGTAGATAATAGCGGTAGGATGGATATACATTAGTTCATCATTTTTAGATAGTCAATTTCAAGACCTTCCTTGCCCTCGATAATTCCTTTCCTTTCGATTGTGTTTATTATATCCCTTATGAGCCTTTCCTTTTCTTCGCTTGCCAAATGTTTGCTTTCCAATAGTTCCTGATTTAGCCATAACTCAACGACCATTTTTCTTTTTGAATTTACCTTGTGCGAGTATCGCCTTATATGCTTTGTCGGCTTTTTCTTTTGTTTTAAAGACACAAGCACCGCTACCGATGCGCCACTTGCCGTTTTTACATTTTAATACTGGCATACAATTGTTTTCTTTTCTCGTTTACCTTAAATAAGCTAAAGTTTGTAACTGCCCATTCGAATAGTTGCAAACCTTTCTCTTGCCTATAAATAGCATCTTCGGCAACTTTTTTAATCTCTTTGTACCAATCACTTTGATAGTTAACCTCTATCATTGGCGAGTTGAGATATGGCTCAACGTGGCTACCTATTACGGGAATTTTCTTTGTGGCTGCTTCTAAGAGTTTAAGGTTTGACTTCATTGAGTTGAACCTCGTTGCCCTTAGCGGAACGATAGAACAATCCGCATCGTTATAAAAGTTCATATACTCCGTAACGGGTAAAAACCTTTTAACATCGCCTAACTTTAATCCGCAAGTAAAATTACTTATCATCCGATGCCAGATGTGAGCTGAACCCTCGCCTCTATCATCAAAGCCACACAATTGAAAATGCACTTTGTTTCTAAGTGAATTATCCGAACCGACTTTCTTAAAAGGGAATTGAATAATCTTGATATCTTCTTCGTGCGTTATCGAACCCGTATAAACAAACTTAATCTTATCGGTGTATTCTCTTACATCGGTAAATTGGTCGTTACCATAAGGCAAAGCATTTGGTAGAATAGCAACATTAGAGTTCAAAGGTCGTATCTCATTCCATAGCTTTTCATTAGTGCAAGTAACTAAATCGGCAATCTTTATGTGATTGATAATTTCTTGTGTGGGGTAGACACTTGCTAATATGTGCGAACTATCCAATATCCAATAATCATCTATATCGCAAATAATCTTAAAGCCATACTTATCTCGCTTCTCAATTAGGGTTTCCAAGGTAGTGCCAGGAATAAAGCGATTGAAGATTACAAGGTCAAAATTTTCCTCTAATACCTCATCGGTCAAGGCATCGGTAAACATCGCATAGGTCTTTTCCAAATAATAAATTGGCAACATTAGCCGATGATAGCCGACACCAGAGTTAGGTGCAGTTAATACAAGTATTCTCATTTTTTTGGTCTGCCTCGCTTTTTTTGCACTTCTGGTTGTGATTGTTCATTTTGCACTTTAGGTTGTGCAGCTAATTCAAATAAAGTAATCAATCTTTTAAGCATATCGAAAACACAACTACCACACCAATAAGTAAGGACAAATTGAGCATCTAAGTATTCGCGATACATTCTTTCGTACTCGCCTAAAACATCAAAAGGAATGTTTCGAGTAAAACCAAGTTTGACCGACTCAAAATTTATTATGTGTTGTTGACAAAAATCAATGTCTTTTTGATTCATATAAATTGGTTAAAAAGTTTCTAAAAAATGGCGCAATAACTCCAGCACCAAACATACATAACATAGCTTCGGTTGCCAATAAAGGAAGGATATAAAGAATTAAACCTACCCAAGCAGTCAGGCAAAGTGTACAATTAAACGGCTTAAAGTTTAGTTTCCACTTTTGCGGAAAGTTGTTTTGTACGATAAAATAAAAGCTAAAGAAGTTAGCCGCTAAGATGACTTCAAAGATTTTCATTATTCCTGATTTTATATTTCATTAATATTTTGGCTTTGCGTATTGTCTTAATCAATGACCGATAAGGTATGTTAGTTTCTCGACTAATTGCTAAAAGATTTTTGCCATTGCTGGCATAAAGTTTTAACAATTCCGCTTCGTACCAATGCAAAATACCTAATCCGTTTTCAAGTTTGTTTAAAAGTTCTTCATTGTAATCCTCTTTTGGTATATCGTAAGTTAATGGAATTTCCTGATAGATTTGCCGAAATTTTTTGTAAAAGTTGCTTCGGTCGCTTTTAGCCATATTTAGAATAGTGCGAACAATAAAGTACTTTAAATACCCGCCATCGTACATTTCAAATAGCTTGACCTCATCCATCTCACATAAGACAAGAAATACCTCTTGCCGCAAATCATCCTGCAAATCGTACGGCTGCATTTTACCGATAGCATTGTTAATATCTCTACTGAGATACATTTCTTGTATGATGAAATCACGTTTATTCATTGAAAAACACCATCTAATATAATACATATTATTTCTCTTATTATTTTTATTCTTATCCTTCTTCTTATTATTATAGGGTATCTGGTAGAGTATGAAATACCTACCCTATACCTATCAAATGGGCTATTTTCACAAAATTATTTACTTTATAACTAATTGATTTTCAATAATTAGAAAGAAATCTAAAAAAAACTTCAAAAAAGTCAAATAAATATTTTTTTATGTACAGAACAAGTTTGATATTTGTTATCGAAACAACGAACAAAAAACAAAAAACTATGAAACCTCAGACAAATACTTACAGAATTTATGATAGTATGGGTAGAAAAACAGAGATTTTAATTTTAGCATCAAACATTAAAGATGCTTGTAAAGAAGCTAAAAAGAGAGAAGCTGAAATTGGCTCATCCTTTTACAAAGTCAAAAGATGCTATACAGGTGGAGTTAAAGGACAACAATAATTTATATTTATTTAATCAAAAACAAAAACTATGAAACCGCAAACAAAATTATTCATTGCCCTTTTGGTTATTTGCTACATTGTTGGTAAATTACAAGACCAAATCTCTCTTTAATCTTAAAAACTAAACACCGATGAAAATCAAAATCACAAACCAAAAAGACACAAAAGAAAGTCGTATCAATGATTTAAAACTTCGATTTAACCACCACCTGATATCGGAAGATTTATATCATTCAGCTTTGAAATATTTAAAACAAAACAAAACAATAATTTATTATACTGATATCGATGGTGTTGTTCATAGCATCAAACATTCTTAAAAATATTATTAATCCTTAAAACTAAACACGATGAAAATCCAATTAAACTTCTCAGCCGAAACCGCAAATTACTTATTAGAAAACCCTACTTCACTTTTCAAAGTTGAGTTCGTAGGTGCAAATGCAACAACAGGGGAAATCACTTTAGAGTTCGATGCAATCAAAACCGAATGGCTTGCAATGGGGTTATTCCTTGCTGGTCAATCTTATACTATGAAACAAGTAAAATCTTTATTCAATGCGAACCGTATACCCGCCTAACCCGCCAAAGGACTTTAACGAGTGGATTAAATATATCTACTCACTACTAAATACTCCGTGTCGTTAAGGAGTTTAATCTGCAACGAATTAGAAAAGGGGGGAGGTTCTTATGGGTTATGGTCGCCTCCCCCTAATACTAAAAACCAAACTTATGATTTCAATAATTATCGTTTGCTTGCTTATCTTAGCTTGTCTTTTTTTACTCGCTATACTATACACTTTAAAAAACTAAACTATGTTAGCAAAAATTCAATCGCTTGTTAAAGCACCCAAAGGGCAATTTAACAAATTTGGTAACTACAAATATCGCTCTTGCGAGGATATCGTTGAAGCCGTTAAACTCGTAATTAATCCGCTTGGCTTTTATCTTACCCTAATGGATGAGATTGTGTTAATCGGCAATAGGGTTTATGTAAAGGCAACCGCTACGCTTTCGAATGGCGAGCAAACGTATACGACTACCGCCTATGCAAGAGAAGAAGAAACCAAGAAAGGAATGGATGGCGCACAAGTAACAGGTGCAGCCAGTTCCTACGCTCGAAAGTATGCACTTAACGGATTGTTCGCTATCGATGATACAAAGGATGCCGATGCCACAAATAACCACGATACACCAACGGAACAAGAGAAAGTATTATTAACCAATTTAATGTTAGATACTGACCTATCTGCTACCGAAGCAAAGTCGGCTTTAACTGCGATTACTAATTGTTCCGATTACAAAACGTACCAAGCTATTCAGCATCGCCTTGAAAACAGAAAGAAGCCAATCGACCAAATCGTTAATCCTACTCAAAAGGATATTACTAACCACCTCAAAAAATCAGTAAAATGAACATTACTACCTACACCGATTTAAGCCTATTTGAAACCTCAAAAGCGGAACGCTTATCATTTGCCCAATCGGTCATAAATAGCGCAAAGGATGGCTTAATAAGCCCCTTAAAGCTACACTTGCAGGTTAAGTGCTTAGAAGATTTGATTAAGCAAATAACAAGCAACCCCGACTATAAGGAACTAACCTTAGATGAAGCCTATAAGTACGGCAAAACATTTGAGCAATACAATGCCAAATTTGAGATTAAAGAGATGGGTGTTAAATACGATTTTGCGACTTGTGGCTGCCCGATAATGAATGACCTATTATCTCAGCAAGAGGAATTAACTAAGGCTATAAAAGAGCGAGAAAAGTTCCTAAAAACTATCCCACCGCAAGGATTAGAAACCTTAATTGAAGATGAAGTCGTTACTCTATACCCTCCGCAAAAAACATCAACCACCTCAATAAGCGTTAACCTAAAATGAAACAAGGTAAAACGGAACTACCCATCCTTATCAATGGGGTAACAATATTGGTTATTATTCGCTGGTGGTACACACCAGAAATAAGACCAACCTTCAATGATCCGTATGGCGAGCCTTATGATTTTACTTATGAGATTATTTGGCACAACGCACCGGATGAAATCAGCGAAGAAGAATTGATGGATCAAATAGATGGAATTGGTATATTTGAGATAATGGAATTTAATAACCCTTAAAACGACAGAAATGCTAGCAAACATCCAAAAGGTCGGTAACTCGTACAGAGTACGGGTGCAGAAAAACGGCAAGCGTGTAAGTAGAAATTTCACGAGCCGAAAGCAGGCATTGGAGTTCCGTAAGAAACTCGGTGTTTAGTAATGGTAACTCGGTTGGTGTAATTGGTAGCACCTTTCTTAGAAAACGAGCAGGTTCGAATCCTGCACCGAGTTCTTTCTTTAACTTAAAACAAAAACAAAATGGAAAAGAAAATCTACTGCGGAAGCGGTAAAAAGCGAAGCGACAATTGGATTAGTGCAACTATCAATCTCGACAAGATTAAAGAACACATCCAAGAGTACAACGGAAGTAAGTTTATCAAAGTAAACATTAACTTAAAAGCCGAGCCTGACCAATACGGTAAAGACGTTGCTATTACGATTGATACTTGGAAGCCAGAAGAAAAATCTAAATTCACACACGATAATACTCCACCCGCTGACTTACCCTTCTAATGGCAAAGCTAACCCCACTACCCAAGCTACTAAAGAAAGCACAAGCGATATATAATGCCCACATCAGAGAACGTGATGAAAAGTTAGGTTGTATCTCTTGCGGTGGCGAAGTACAACAAGCAGGGCATTATTTTTCGCAGGGGCAACACTCCGCTTTACGATTCGGATTACCTCACACTTTAGCCTATCACAATACTAATGGGCAATGCATTAGGTGCAATATGTTTCTGCACGGAAACCTAATTAAGTACCGACAAGGCTTAGTCAATAGGTTTGGCGAAGATTATGTAAGGGAATTAGAAGCCGAGGCAGAAAACAATCGCTTAAAGAAATGGAGTAGGGATGAACTTGAAATCATAATTGAAACTTATAAATAAATAATATGAATATTTTAGAAAAGGCAAATGAAATAGTTAATTTAAGGTCAGAAGAAAAAGAAAGACAATATGGTAGTTTTTCAGAAGGAATGGTAAACGCAGCGAATTTATTTAATTGCTTAACAAATAATAAATATAATATAAAACCAGAAGACATGTATATGTCAATGGTTGCATTAAAATTAAGCAGACAGGCATTTAATCATAAAGAAGACAATCTTCTAGACTGTGTTGCATATTTAGCTGCACTTAATAACTATATAAATGAAAAAATATGAAAAAAGGTATTATAGGGATATTAAATAACCCAGCTACATCAATAAATTCGCACTCTAGTGGTATGGTAAATATAGTAAAAAACTTATTTGATGCCGATATATTATCAGAAACAGATAATTGGGATAATTATGATCAATTAATAATTTATCATGGTCCTAATTTTAAAAAGGGTGTATTTAATATTATAGGAGGTATAAATGATGGCGTAAAAAATAGATGCAATAAATTAATAAATTATAAAGGATTAATTAAGTCATTAGACGGTTTTCAATTTATAGATTTTATTAATAAAAGAAAATTAAATTACTCATATAATAATATGTTTGAAGAAATAGAATTACCTGAAAAAAATAATATAATTATTGGTGATTCCCATTCAATATCGGCATGGTTTAATAAAGAATACACAATAAAAAGAATTGATGGCAAAACATTATATGGTTTTTTAAAATTAAACTATGATTTATCAAATTATGATAAAAAAATTATATATTTTGGAAATATAGATATAAGATTCCACATATGCAGATTAAATAATCCAGAACTAGAACTAAATTTATTAATAGATAAATATTTAAATTATTGTCATAAATACAATTGTGAAATAGTTAATTTATTACCTATAGAATCTGAATCAAGAAAAATACCTGGAACTGGATTGTATAAAGGAGAAAAGTATTTTGGATCAATGCAACAGAGACAGGAATTAGTTTATACATTTAATAATTCTATAAATAATTCAGGTTTAAAAACATATAAGTGGCCAGAAAAATGGTATAATAATATAGATTATTATGAAAATAATGTTATGGAACCAAAACAATCTGTACATATTAGACCGAAATATTATCAAAAAAATTTAATATGAATATAAATCCTATACTATTAGACGCCTTAGATGAATATCATGAAAAGAGTTTATTAATGCAATCATTTTATTATGATAAAAATTGCATCATAAAATCAGAAGAAGAATTAAAATACTTGATCGATGATGATTTGATTTTTCATGTTCCTATATATGATATGCTAGATAGGAAATACGCAGCGTTTTCTTCTTTTTTAGAAGCTATTGATAAAAAACACAATGATCCAAAAGGAAATGGTATTAGATTTCAAGATCATAAAATTACAGAAGAAATAGACAAACTTATGTTATTTTATTTATTTAGGTTATGTGGATCAGGTATTGATTATAAACCAGGTTCACATGGTTTTGGTAATTTTTGGATAGTTAATAGTATATTAAATAAAAAATATACAACATCTTATTGGTTAGAAGATTTACCACAAAATAAATTTAGTAATAATTCTGGTTATTTATTACCTCAATTTTCTATAGGTTTACGAAATTTTATATTAAAATATAGCGTTGAATTGGTTAATGAATTATATAGATATATAAAAAATGGTAATATTAATATTATAGACTTTGTAAATCATGGAAATAAATATTTAAACGAATTAGGTTTTAAAAAGCAAAAATTTGTTTTAAGTGCATTTGCCGCTGATATTGCTGAATATTTTCCTAATTATATTAATAGACAGAGTATGATATTTCCGGGGACTAATGCTCAAAAATGTATAAAAGCAATATTTGGTAAATGCAATCACTTAGAGGCGATACAATTTTTGGCTAATAGGTATAATTCTGTTCCATACAGTGTTGAAGATTCTAGATTATGCGATCCAATAAGATATTTTTTAGATTACCAATCAAAGTATCATATAGCAAAAAATAATAACATAGTTTATAAAAACAACTCTAAATTAAAAAAAATATGGAGCAAACAAGAATACCAAAATTTTCAATCACTTCTTCGCAAATAAATAAAGATAATATTTATACAAAAGAAGAATATCTTGAGATGGTTGATAATTTTGAAAGTAGTTTTGACAAACCAGTAGAAGAAAATTACAATGGTATTAGAGTAATAAGAGAAGATTTAATTTATGTAGGTTCAAAAGCTAGAGCTGGAGAATATCTAATAGCTAATTGCAAATCAGATAAAATAGTGTATGTTCAACCAAGATATGGCTTCGCTGGTATTTCTCTTACCAATTTATGTAAAAAATACAATAAGAAGTTGATTTTATTTATGCCTTCTAGTAAAATTATATCCGAACATCAGGCTTATTGTATTGAACAGGGTTGCGAATATTATTTTTATAGGATTGCGGCAATGCCTAATTTAAATAATATAGCTAAAAGATGGTCAGAAGAAAATAATGCATATTTCATTCCATTAGGTTTAAAACACCCATTAGTTACAGCAATGATAATCAAAACGGCATCAACAATAAAAGAACCTAAAAGATTTTGGACAGCCGTATCAACTGGTGTTTTAAATAGAGCGCTACAAATAGCTTGGCCTAATTCAGAGGCTTTCGGTGTCGCTGTTTCTAGAAATATTAAAGATGGAGAAAAAGGAAGAGCAAATATGATTTCTCATTATAGAGATTTTCATCAAGATTCATTAATATTGCCTCCATTTCCAAGTGCTAAAAACTATGATGCTAAAGTTTGGGAATATTTAAAAGAGGGTGATCTATTTTGGAATGTAGCAGGAGAAATAAAATCAAGTATAAATAAATTAAATATTAAATCACAAAAAAACTGGAAAAATGAAACTATCTAATGAGTTTGATGACATCAGACAATGGGCAAAAGAAAGAGGAATATATGAAAAAGGGGATCCTAAAACACAACTTTTAAAATTAATCGAGGAAACTGGTGAATTATCAAAAGGAATACTAAAATTAAATCAAGAAGAAATTGTTGACGCAATAGGGGATTGCGTTGTAGTTTTAGTTAATTTGTCAGAATTATGCAAATTGAATTTTGAAGATTGTGTAAATTCAGCATTTGATCAAATAAAAAATAGAAAAGGAGAAATGAAAAATGGAACATTCGTTAAGAGCATATGATTCTAATTACTTTGGTTCTAAGTTAAATTATTTCGTATCTAATTATTGTAAAAAAACAATGGTTGTCAATAATATCGACATGATTATTAATGATTATGAAAATAAAATAATTTCGTTAATAGAAAGCAAACATGACAAGGAACCAGTAAGAAAGGGTCAAAAATTAACATTAACAAAATTAAGGCAAATATTACCAAAAAAACAAGATGGTTGGACTATAAGAGTTTTAGTAATAAGAGGTAATTATCCTTATGATACCGCAACTTTAGAATCAATAGATGGAACTTATAAGAAACAAGTTAATAAAAATGAATTAATAAACTTTTTAAATGGTAAATCAATATAATGTATTATAAAAAATTTAATAATGCCCAAGAAGCATTTGAATATTATTATGACTTAATCAATAACTATGGAATTTTTGTTAATAATACAAAAGTTCTTTATAATGTAGGTTTTGATATTTTAAACCCAATGGATAATAAAATAGAAACAGTATGGAGAAAATGGAATAAAGATTATGCAGATTATGAATGGAATTGGTATTTAAATGGTAACAATAATGCTGAAGAAATATCTAAAAAAGCAAAAATATGGAAAAACATGATGGATGAAAATTGCAACGTTAACTCAAACTATGGATATCAGTGGAGAAGGAATAACCAACTAGATAAAGTAATAGAATTATTAAAAAAAGATAATACAACAAGAAAAGCATCTATTTCACTATATGATGGAAAAGAAATAGATTTGTATAAAAAGGATACAATATGCACTTATGCAATTAATTTTTATATTTTAGAAAATAAATTAAATATACAGGCATTAATGAGAAGTAATGATTTGGTATATGGATTTTGTAATGATCAATATTGTTTTTCTAAACTTCAAGAATTAGTTGCTAATGAGTTAAAGATAGATATTGGAACATATTTTCATTACTCTTGTAATATGCATATATACGAAAAACATTATAATTTAAAAAATAAATAACATGAATACACACGAACAAGCCAAACAATTAGTAGAAAAATTTTGTCAATATTATAATTTAGAACCTAAGAATTTAAAACGAAAATCTGCATATCCTTTAAAAGTTATTATTAAAAATGGAACTTATGTTAATACAGCATCAATAAGAATGTCATTAGGATACTTTTTATTTATGCATTTCCCTTTACGAATTAAAGAAGTAGCAGTAATGGTTGGCTATGCTGATCACTCAACATTAAGTTCTCAACGTAAACAAATCACATCGTATATAAAAAATAACGATAGCTACTTTATGCCTTATTATGCAAAATTATATAACTTAGCGAAAGAACTCGGGATATCAACTGAATACCAAAGAGCCTGTACTCAATCAATTCCTTTTATGCGTTACGAAAGCGATGCTTCATTTTTAGAAAATATAAAATACTATGAAAATGCCTAAGCGATTTACTGACACCGACATTTGGGAAAAAGAATGGTTTATGTCTCTATCCCCAACCGATAAATGCTTAGTCAAATATGTAAGAGATAAATGCGACCTTGCTGGAATTTGGAAACCTAATTACACCTTAGCATCTTACGTTATTGGCGATAAAGTCGATGAAAAAAGATTAGTTAGTATTGATAACGGAAAGCAATTTGAGGCTTTGCACGATGATAAAATACTCTGCATTGACTTTGTACGCTTTCAATATGGAACGGAACTAAACCCAAGCAGTCCGATACATAGAAAAGTTATTGATATTCTCTCTCGTTATGATATAGAACACGAAACAAAGAATGTAATTGCTCGTGGGTTTGTTAAGCCAACCATTGATGATATTAAGGAAGAAATGATGAATAAGTGGGATGAAAAGAACGCAACGTATCAAGCCAATAGATTTTATGATTACTATGAAAGCAATGGATGGTTCGTAGGTAAGAATAAAATGAAATCCTGGAGGCACGCAGTATCCGGATGGATGGCACGCACAAAGATTGAACCCACACAAGAAAGCATCGCACATAAACTTGAACTAATAGGAAACAAAAAATTTAGCGAACTATGAGCAACCCAGCATTTGATTACCTAAGACAATTTAAAAAGATAAGCGATGATACCGAAGCATTGGTAACTAAGTTTATCAAAAAGAAATATCCCGAACTTGGAATGAATGAACTCGTACAAATATTTGAAAACGGCATTGCAGGTGAGTACGGTAAGATTTACTCTGCTGACCCCGAAACGATTTTGGATTGGATTAGAAAACACATTACAAACAAAGGGCAGCAAAGAAGCTACTACGAACAACCCTTACTTACGGCTGATGTTTCAATGTACGATAATCGATACCCCGAAAAGCAAGAGGATTGGAATAAAGAAGTAAACAAAGCATTCACTTCGTTTTTGAATGGCATAAGTACAGCACAGATGCATCCGCATATTTACGATAGACTTATGGTCGATAGTAAAATACCTTTAAATGCATATCTTAAACATTACACGAATGATGTAACAATAGCCAAGCAACAAACATTGAAGGATTATTTTTCTACCTGTAAAGATAAGGGTTTTACTTACATTTATTTTATTAAGCAATGAACGCAGCCGACAAATTAAAAGTATTCAACGAGATTACTAATCATTCATTCGTTGAAATAAGCCTTACATATGCTCGTAATTACGAGAAGAACCCAAAGGCATTTATCAGCGCATATAAACAATATAACTCAATCCGTTTGGTGTGCGATTGGATTGTGTACACCTATAAGTACATTGGTGCGTTCGATGAATGCAAAGCACTTGGTAAAGATTTTACCGAATGGGCAAGCAGGCAAGACGTTGATGATAAACACAAAACCAATTTAGCAAACATTATGCTTATCATTTATTCAATCTTAAAACAATGAAATGCAAGAAATGTAAAGAAAGCAAACCGCTTGAGGAATTTGCTTTATTCAAAGGTTACAGAAACAAAGAATGCAGGGTATGCGCAAAAGGGTCAAGCACTTTCTTTTTGCATCCCGAAAGTTTTTACAATCTATTAGTAGGGCAAGAGGAATGGCGGCATATGTACTTCGAAAGAACGATAACCACCAGAAAGAAATAATTACTTCAATTCAACGTAACGGAAACCCATCTGCCACATAAACCTGGCGGTCTTGCTGCTTTCTTTGAGAACCTTTGTTTCCGACCAATCAGGATGCTTCAAATGAAAATGCTCGTGCAATAGGTAAAGCATATACCTGTACCCTCTTAATCTTTCGTCTATTTCCATCGTGTTTTCTTCGGTATAAGCAATGCCGTAGGCTCGCTCTTTGCCTAACTTACGATGAACTACTTGGTGTACTTTCTTCGGCATAAAAATTAGAGGTGTAAATTTCTTGTATTCCTATATGGATAATGTAAAGCGACATTTTACGAATCATACGAACCAACTCCTTTTCTTCTTCATCAAGCATTGCATAGTCGTATTCCGTTAGCGCATTAAGCGCATTGGTACAAGCAGCAATATCCTCGTGCGGTGTAATGTTTAGCGGTTCGATAACATCTTCCATCAGTAATCGGTTTTAATACGAGGTATGCCCTTTCTTCTTGAAAACTCAATAATATCCTTTTCTACTTCGGCTCTTGATTGCTTTCGGTATTTATCACAAAGAGGCTCGAGGATGCTCAGTTTCTCCACGGGTGTTAATACCTTCATCATTTCTTGAATCTGCTTTTTGATAATCGGAATGTCTTTGTGCGTCATAAATAGTTTGTATTTTTTCGAGATATAAAATTGCGTCAAGTAATTCTTCTTTCAAATGCTGAATCCACTCACTCAAAGATAGGTCATTCCTATCCATAGTTGTTCCGTATTTCTTAAAACCGCGTTCTTCGCGTTCGATAAACTCGGCAAAAACTTTCGCTAATAGTTGGCTCATTTTGAATGATATTTTCCGCAGTCGTTACATTGATACTGAATGTGCTTCATTCCCGCGGCGGTTATTCGTGTTTTGCTTATCTTTACATTGTTCGAGCCACACTCGGGGCAGCTTCTTTTATCGCCTGTTTCCTTTACTCCATAATTAAATTTAGGCGTATCGTGCAACCTTAGTTCTTTGTGTACTTGTTCCAATAACTTAACATCCTGCTTGCAGTATTCAATCATTCGCGCCATTGACTTTTCGCACTTATGCAACACGATATCTTTCCACAAATTAAAGTCGGTCTTAATCTTCTTGCCTATGCCCAAGAAAGAAGCAATGTAATCCAGCCTATTTGAATTGAAACGAAACTGCCTACGCGAAAGTTTAAGAGTATCAATCGTGGTGTACTTAGGGAATAGGTCAACCCTATGATACAGGCATCTTGTCCGTATCCAAGGCAAATCAAATTTATCGCCATTATGCCCGACTAATTCATCAGCTTCGTTAGCGACCTTGATAAACTCTTGTAAAAGTTTTTTATCAGATTGGTTCTTATCCCAACTTAGAGCGTGAACTTGTCTATCATCTTCCCACTTGTAACAGATACAAATAATTGCTCGTTCTTTGATGATATTCGAGTAGTCGATTTTTTGTTTGTAGCCAGCCGACCAAAACAAACCGATATTGGGCGATGTTTCAATATCGAAATAGAGCCGCTTTCGTTTCATATATGTAGATAGGTATTGATGACTATTTTGCCAACTCAAAGTGCATCCAGTCGTAATCTTTCTCTACTCCATACGAAATAAAATCATTCGCGTAAAAAATATCTATCATTGCTTTGTAGTCGGGTTTACTAAATTGTGCAATAGGTTTCTTAACTCGCAAGCCATTACGGGCAGGGTCAAGGTCTATGGCTACACCCCAAGCGTGCCTACTCCAACGGGTTTTAGAACCTCGCATCGTTCTCACATTTACACACCCACCGAATAGGTCAATGCCTAATCGTTGTAGTTCAGTCAATCCGTAGTGGCTTAAAAGTTGTGTAAATAGGTTCGTAAAGCTATCGGCAGCAAGTTCGTGGCATTGCATCTTTTGAACCTTGACTTTTGTATCCCAAGCTATCCGCATTGGGTAAGGCAAAGCAATTATCGTAAAGTTATCGGGGTTGCCAGCCGTTCCGTATTTGCTAATTATTTGAGCATCGGTTAAGAGTGCCACGCTATTAGTTTTAGTAAAGGTTTATAGAGTAGTCGAATCGAAATAGCCACAATCAGTAAAATAAGCCATTTTAAGCGGTTATTTGCCTTAGCCTTATATTCCTCGGTCTTTTCGGTTTGAACGGCTAATTTAGCCTCTAATAGCCTTATACGGGCATTATCCACCACGACCGACTTAATCGTATCACGGATAGTAATGGTTTTGAGTATCTTTTTGGTAATTGTTAAGGGTTTATCCTTAAACTCTGTCAACCGAATGGTATCGGTATTTAACTCGAAAATGGTATCGGTCTGGTAAGTGGTGTCGCTTTTAGTTTGGATGATAGTATCGTTTGCGCAATATCCTGAAGCCACTACATACTTAGCGACCTCATCGAATTTTTCCCTATCCCGCAAAACCTGCTTCACAGGATTACAGGAAAGCAAAAGCAAACTAATCAGTAGTATCCTCACTAAAGAAGTTTGAAATGAACTTGCCAATAACGGCAACAACCATAATAATCGTACCCGCGAGTGGATGCCCATTTAAAATAACTACCGATGCACCAAACGTGCCAGCGGCAGCCAAACTATCCCCGAACACTCTTATTCGTTTCGGAGTAGGCTCGAAATAATGCTTGAAGCCTATTTTCATTCTCTGTCTTGTTTGTTCTGTAATTGAATTGAAAGTTGATTTAATTGATTAGCAATCGTGTCTAACTTTCTTGAAATCTGGTCATCTTGCTTTTCTACAACGTGAACCCTAATTTCTAATTCTTTCAATTTCAAAGAAACCTTTACATAGATGCCAATCAAGCCACCTATGATTAAGATGGCTTGACCAGCGATAAAAATTAATACGTTCGTCATTTCGAATCTATCAAACTGAATAATGCAGGGTAGTATTCATCCGTTTCCACACTTTCAAGGTGTTCTAATTTGAGGTCTGCACCCCAAAGTTCACTAACGTTGATTTCCTTTTCAGCCGTTAGTAAATCCAAATGCTCTTTGTTAAAGTCGGCAATCTTCTCTTTTGGTATTTCAATCATACCATCGTTTTCTTCGCCAAACTTTTTGAAAAGTTCATTCTTAGCTTCCTCATAAAGTTTCAGTTCTTCACTTACCACTTTGTTTAGTCGCTGCAAATAAACCTTCGTTTTCAAAGACATTTTTTGCTTTAACATTCCTTGCGTGAGTACTTCGGTACTTTCCCCTTGTCTTGTTACTCCGTTAAGTTCGTAATAGAGGGCGATTACTTCGTGTAGTTTCAAATTCATAGGTTTTATTTTAAATAGATTATTCTTCTGTTTTTACATAATCGCCTGTGATAGTCAGGTTCAATGTATCGGCTATCCATTCCCAAGCCGTTTCATCTTGTTCCCAATTTTCATAGGCTGCGCCATCCATTGTAAGATTGCCTTGTGCAAGGGTTTCCTGCGCATCACTCAAAAGTGAATAGTAAAAAGTTGCGTTAGAATCAAGTACGACACTAACCGCATAAGCATTAAGGATTGTCGCTTCCTTAGTTTCGCCATTTGCCCAAATGGTAACGGGTTGAATTGTTTTCATTATTAATCGTTTGTTGTTTTTGCGTGAAGATAATATGTTGTTCCGTTTACTTCTACTTCAATAGTTCTGTTCGGTGATGTAGGGGTAACCGCTTGTACTGAGCCGAGTTTCCAAGTTTGTGCTACACCACCAGCAGGACTTGATGTTTTAATTTCCCCACCCTTAAATACAGTAAACTGTGGGATGCCGCCTACTTGTAGGTCTAATAAGTAAGCATTTGCACCCGAAGTGGTGTTTGTGATGTTTAACTTGATAGCCGTAGGGTTTCCTGTGGTATTCCAAGTTCCAGCTAAATCAATTAAAGATTGAGCATTTGAACCTGTCAGGGAAGTTCCAGTAACGGCTAAACCTACTTGGTTGTCATCAGGGTCAATAGTAACCTTGCCAGCCAAGGTAGTAGTTCCTATTCCTACATTGCCTGATGTTGAGCCAAAGATTACATCT